ACCCCGTTCCAGTCCAGTCGAATTGCCTTACTCATCATGTCCGCCACCATCAGCAGGCCTGCCGTCATCACCTGAATCGACGCAACCACGATCTCCGTTACTACGCGAAACGCGAATACCAGCCCCCACACCAGAGCAGACAATCCACGTACCGCAACGCTGAAGAGCTGCACTGCCTGCGGCCCGATCGAGGTGAACCACGTGATCAGGTTGGTGAGGATCGGCATGAGCGCCTCGCCGATCGTCTTCTTGACTGCCAGATATACATCGTTCAGGTCGTTCGTGGCGCTGCGATACTCCTGTACCGCAGTGACTCCCTTGGTCGTGAGAGTCAGCCCTAGCTCGTCAGCCTTCTTACGCGCGGCCTCCATCACCTCCGGAGTCAGCTTCAGCAGCTCCTGCATCTGCTGCGCACCGCGCCCGAAGATCTCGGTCGAGGCAGTGTTGCGATCCGTCCCTGCCTTGTAGGTGTTCAGCAACCAGACGGCATCCATCATCATGACGGATTGATTCTTCAGGTCGCCGTTTGCGTCTCGCGTCACGAGACCCAAGTCCCGCAGGCGATCCTCGTTGGTCTTCAGCTGCCGTGTGAGAAACTGATTCGCGCGCTGGTACTCCTCGGTGGAGGAGTGGATGTCGTCCAGCGCTACCGAGAGCTGGGAGGCCTCCGCTGCCGTGATCCCCAGCTGCGACGACAGGTTGATGGCCTCCTTGCCCAGACGCACGGTATCGTCGATGCTGACCTTGATCGTGGCAAGGCTGAGGAACCCGGTTGCCAAGGACTTCACCTTGCCGAGCAGCTTGTCCATGGATGCCCCAGTCTCCCCTAGCCGGGTAGCTGCATCCTTGGAGAACTTCTCGAAGTTTGAGGTAAACTGGTTGAGAGCTGCGCTGATCTCGTCGAGCTTTGCCCCGAACTCTACCTCTACGCGTTCCTCGGCCATTAGAGCTCCACGTTAAGTCCAGCCATGCCCAGCTCCTGCGCCAGTGCGTCCAGCGACTGTCCTGCGGGGGCAGGCCGGTTTGCCGGCACCACCCCCAGCGCCGCTGCTATGGCGACCACTGCACGCGCCAGAGGAGGCCGCGTGGCCCACAGCCGCCCCAGCGCCTCAGCGCGGGGGAGCGTCATGTACTCGTCGATGTAGTCCCACGTCCACCCCGTATCCGTAATGAGCGAGGCATACACCTCATCCCACGTAGGTACGGGGCTGTGGGTTACGTCTTTGGGACAGCAGCTCTCTGCATTCCCGAGACCTGAAGCACCGCGGTGAATACCTGCATCATGTTGCCGACGTCGACGATGTCCTCGATCGCCTCTACCGTGATGTCCGGGTAGTTCCGCTTCAGGGCTGCGTGCACGACCTCGATGACGGTAGTCATCTGCGCCGCAGTAGGAAGACCCCCCCCGGTATTAAGCGAGGAGATCTTCCCCTGCAGCTCTCGCAGCGACCGGAAGTTCAAGGGCGGGATCTTGTACTCCTCCCCGCTCAGGACTACCCACTCACCGCCCCGGTCTACTGCCGGTTGATGTCTCGTTGGGTTGCTGGTGGTTTCCATCGGTTACTCCGCGAGGCTCAGCGTACCGATCACGTCGGCCTCATCCGCAAACGCCATGAAGTCGAAGTCCGGGATCGTGAAGTCCTCCAGCTTCGTCGCCATCGTCAGCTTGCTGGACTGACAGGCGTTGAGCTTCAGGCTGATGGCCTTCCCGTTGAACGTCTCGTTCAGCACCGCGAGGAAGACCGGGGACGAGCCCAGATCCTGGTTCGTGATGGTAATCGTCTTGCCGTTCGCCGCATCGGTGTACTGGTACGACACCTTGACGTTCGTGTTGTTCTGGGACGAGTTGAAGGTGTACACCCCCGTCGACTCGTTGGCCGAGTACTGCTGACCTACCGGCCCGTTGGACACCCGCACGTACGGCGTGCCGTCTGCTGCCTTGATGACCCCGAGATCCCGCGCGAAGGTCGCGTTGTTGGTGACCGTCACGACGTTCGCCGTGATGGTCTGTGCCTCCGCGTTCTTCGTTACCGTCTGGCCCGTAGCCGGATCCGCGGTCTCGCCGAAGAACAGATCGTTCAGCGCCTGCGCGTTGAACTGCCCGAACTGCGCCTTGCCCGTGATCTTGCCCGTACCGCGGCCGATGGCCAGCGGGAACTGCTTCTGGCCGAAGAGCTCTTTGGTCGTGTAGCTGATGTCGATCGACACGCCCTGAAGCGCGCCGAACCGAACCGGCGTTGCCACCCCGGTCAGCGGAATCTTGCGACCGTACAGCACGCCCGAACCGAACGAATACTGCATGACCTTCTCCTTTTCTAGAAAGAGGGTACCACGATCTCGACCGGGACAAGGGCGTACTCCTGATTGCCCAGCATTCCCTCCGAGGTTTCTATTGTCCCGATGATCTTACAGTCTGCTACCAGACCACCGAGAGTATTCACCAAATCCTGGTTGTCATCTACCTCCGTCGGCCGCAGAGCCTCCTCTACGGCATCGAGAACTGGATTCAACAGCGTGGACGGCACCACCGAGGTATCATCCGCTGCACCTGTATGCACGTAGATGTAGAGACATACCCGGAACACCCAGCGAGACGGCATCCTCTTAACCTGCGTCTTCGTCTCGGTGTCCTGCGTTGCTCCGAGGTAGGGCTGCGCGCTTGCATCTACCTCCGTCCAGTGCCGCACGCGGCGCTCCACGGTCTTGAACAGCGGTACGCCGCCCACCTTCAGCGTCGCAACTCGTGCGAATAGCGCGGCGTAGATGGTCTCGCGGGTAGGATTCACTTGCTCACCAGCGCGTCACGCGCAGCTGTCTGCATGCCTTCCTTGATCTTCGCGGTGAAGTCACTCAGCGTAGACCGCAGGAAGGAGCGCTCCGGAAGATTCATGGTCATCGTATGCGACTTCACGATGCCCGAGAACCCGGTATTCTTCTTACGCACGATCCACACATCCTTTGCCGCATTGTACTTGGCCGCAATCACCTTCTTCTCCCGACGCAGGTGCTCCTTCACCGTGACGGTGCCCTTGAAGCCGTACTCGTGCGCGCCCGCATAGCGTACGTTGGTACCTACGTATCCGTAGATACCGTCGGCCTTCTCCTCGATCCGCTGGTTGATCGAGCGCCGCAGCGTGCCGGTGCGAACGTGCAGCACCTG